CGCTGAGATCGGCACCGCTGAGATAGGCACCGCTGAGATCGGCACCGCTGAGATCGGCACGGCTGAGATTGGCACGTTCGCCCTTTTCTTTGGCTTTGCCGATCACAACCGACAAGGCAGCGCGCATTTGAAAGCGCGGTTCAACATCGTCGGCGATCTCGACCTCAAATGCGGCTTTGCCAGTCCATGAACGGAAAGGGATTGTGAATAGCATAGTAATTACTCCGCTGCATCACGGCGTTCCAGAGCGCGCATTTCCATGGCGTCCGCAATCATGCCGTTGTGATCGTTTAAACAAGCGTCCGCTAGGCTTTGAAGTGCGCTTGCTGACAGTAGGGGCATAAAATCAAACGGTTGGCCCATGATCGGGTTTCTGCCGCCTTGCAGATATGCTCTGCCGGTAACTCTGATAATGTCGCAATGCTCCGGCACGCGGGGTTCTGACCAACCGCCGCCGTATGCTTCATTATGCTCGTAATCAACATTGATTTCGTATTCGATTTCAATGTCATCGCTTTTAAGCGTGAATAGGGTTTCGTAGCGCATTATGCGGCAACCCGAATTTCGGTGATTACCGGATAGCGAGCGATTAACACATCGCGCAAGGCAACCAATTCTTTGTCAGTGGCGTAGACGGTAACAACATCGCTGCCCGCGTTGTCGTAACCAGTAAGCATAATGGTGGAGTTAGTTTGGAACACTTCCCAAGATTTAACCTCAATTTCTGACGTTAGGCGGGCCATATCAAATCTCCCTTGTGGTGGTCAGCGGCCCCGGCTCGATGCAGGAGGGTTTGTACCGGGGCCGCTGCTTCACCGGGGGTGCATCCGGTGACGGAAATATTTATAGGACAAACTATATTTACGGTCAATAGGCAAATTTATTGCAATATAGAAATACCGATAATTTTGGGCATGGAGAAAATTTGCAAAAATTTGCCCGGCGTCAAATTAGCGTTTTTGAGGGGATCGCACCGTTAAAACGACGCTGGTTGCCATTGGCAGTTCATCGTTTAAAAGCTTGGCCTTAAGATTGGTTTGAAGGGCTGGGGATGTGCCGGTTAATTGTAAACGCACGCTTTCCATAAAATCCGTGTGGCAAAGCCCCATAATGCCCAAAGCGATTGATCCGGCATCGGATTGGTGGTCGTCGAATTGCACGGCTTTTATAGTCATGCAATCAAACCAGGTTTTGATTGCCTCGTTTTTTTGTTGGGGTGTGGCCAGCTGAGGGCTGGCGCATGCTCCTAGTATAAAGAGTGCGGCAAGCCGTTTCATTCCATGGCCGTCCCGCAAACCCGCAACATCATTCGAATTTCGCTGCGAGAAAGCACAAAATCATTGGGCGGGTCGTATTCGCGCAAGGTGACGCTATTGGCCGATCTGCGAACCAATCGTTTAACGATTACGGATCGGTCAATTTTTTCAATAACGACAAAATCCATAATTTTTGGTTCTTGTTTGGGGTGAACCAATAACAAAGTGCCTGGGATCAAGACTTCGCCCATGGAGTCGCCGGTAACATAAAGCGCAAACGCTTCATCTATGCCGACTAAATTAGATGGACGAAAAGTATAATCTATTGCGTCTTGGTCAAATGTTAGCACCCCATCACCCCCTTGAGCCAGACCTCTAATAGGTAAGTCTCTTTTGCCCATATTGATGGTAGTAAAAACTGATTCGTTTGCAACAGGATTATTTTTATAAGTTGTAAGTTTGTTGGGGACGCTAAACTTTAGTTTATTGCCCATCAAAAGCCAATTGGGGTCACATTCCAATACTTCTGCCAGCTTTAATATTTTGGTGGTGCCTTGAGTCTCGTCATTTTCAATGGCTGATAAAGACGGCTGAGATATGCCCACGCGGCTGGCAAGTTCCGCTTGAGACAATTTTAAATCAGCGCGACGGGCGCGCACTCGTTTACCTAAAGTTTCCATGTCCGCACATTAATTAAAAAAACTCATTTTTCCAATAGCATCCACTATTGACGCGGCTTTGGTTTGCCTATATAGACAAACCTATGAACACGCCTATAACCGCGCTGCAACGCGCATTAGAGATTGCCGGTGGACAAAACGCCTTGGCCCGCGCCATTGGGGTCAAACAGCCGTCCATTTGGGCATGGGTTAATCGTTCAACCAAGATTTCAGCCGAAAATGCGTTGGCCATTGAAAGGGCAACCGGTATTTCCCGGTGCGAATTAAGGCCAGACATTTTTTTGGTGCCATTGCCGCAATCTCAAAATGATGAGGTGCGTAATGCTGGCTAGATCAGTCATTGGCCGCAACTTGTTCGCCAATCGGTTGGGGATGATCCGACCGGTTAATAAGTTTGCAGCCAATGACGATCAAGGCCAGTCCTGTCGCCATATCAAGTTTTACCCAATTGTCGAGCGTGTCATTCCGGCCAAGGTCGTCACGCTCCAATTCCCGTTCAATCATCAATCTGGCTCCCGTCCTTGCATCATTAAAATGCGAGGGAACGATGAGCAAATACACAGTGAAAGTTACCAAAAAAATGCCGTGCGTTGATGCCGTTCCTGAAATGGGATCGCGCGTGGCGTTCTGGCTGCGCCAAGCCTATCCGCGCAATACCGTGAAAGAGGTGGCGAGAGCGGTTGATAGTGATGAGCGCACCGTTCGGGAATGGCTTGAGGGCAAGTACCCAAGCGGAAAGCATATTTCGCGGTTAAGCGGCTTATTTGGGTATCGGTTTGTGGCGTTTGTGTTTGAACCAGCTTGTGGCGACACGGCAATGCTACGAATCCGAGGGGAATTGGATGATTTACAGAAAGAACATGCGCAATTGGCGGATCGCATTTTACAAGCGCGGGCTGATTTTGACGGCATCCGCGCTGAATCGGATCGGCCATTGGTGCATTCGAACGGGTCACAAAGTGATGGACCTGTATTTTCCGATTTAACTGGCGATTGAGTTTTAAGAATTGCGGGTTTTTACCTGCTCAACAGGCCCACACGGGCGTACCTCCCTCAACTTGCCGGGGCTTTGGCCCTGGCCTTTTTGGAGATTGAGAATGACAATTTCAAACGGACAATTGCAGTCAATAGTGGAGCGGATTGAGCGCCTTGAAACCGAGAAGGCAGAGCTGGCTGGGGACATTAAGGATGTGTACGCGGAGGCGGCTGCTCACGGGTTTGAAACCAAAATCATCCGCAAGGTCATTGCGCTTCGCAAAAAAGACAAAGCGCAGCGCGATGAAGAAGAAGCAAAGCTGGAATTGTATTTGAACGCTTTGGGCATGCTTGCCACCACTCCGTTGGGTGAAGCCGCATTAAAGCGTGTTGCGGCCTGATGCGTCACTTGGCGACATTTGAAATTGGCGGGGAGCCGGTCGGCAAACAGCGTCCGCGCATGACCAAACAGGGTCATGTTTATACTCCCGCCAAGACGGTTGAATATGAGCAAGCCGTTCAATGGGCGGCGCGCGCCGTGTTCAAAGATGATCCGGTTGGCAATGCCATAGCGGCGACCATCAATGTGTTTGTCGTGCCTCCTAAATCTTGGCCAGCACGTCAACGCAATGCGGCTTTAAAAGGGACGTTTGCACCGATTCATCGGGTCGATCTGGATAATGTCGCCAAGGCGGTTTGCGATGCTCTTAACGGCGTTGTGTACCAAGATGACAAGCAAATCATTTGGCTGACCGTGCGGCGGCATTGGGCGGATAAGCCCAAGGTCAAAGTAACCATCGAAGCATTTGAATTGGATGCGGTGGCGGCATGACGGCTTATTACAACGAAAACGATCCGTTTGCCGCTGCTTGGTTGCGCGAGCTAATCAAACAAGGATTGATTCCAGATGGATTCGTCGACATTCGATCTATTTGCGACGTCACCGGCGCCGACCTTGTCGGATTCGACCAAGTCCATTTCTTCGCCGGAATCGGGGGATGGGCCGAGGCTCTTAGACTTGCCGGATGGCCGGTCGACCGTCCCGTCTGGACCGGCTCGCCACCATGCCAGCCCTTCAGTGTCGCGGGAAAGCGGCAAGGGGTCGACGACAAGCGTCACCTCTGGCCGGAATTGTTTCGGCTCGTCGGCGAGTGTCGACCTTCAAACCTGTTTGGCGAACAGGTTGCGGCAGCGGTTGGTCAATCATGGCTCGACAATGTCGCCAATGATCTTGAAGGACTTGATTACGCCGTTGGGGCGGCGATTATTCCGGCTTGTGCCGTCGGCGCGCCGCACCGCCGCGACCGATTGTTCTTTGTGGCCCACGCCCACAACTCCGAGCGGCGGGCAAAGCAATCCTCCCGGTACGACGCCGACAGGGGTCCGGCCGGACGGCTCAAAAGCAACAGTGACGCTACAGAATACGATCCAAGCACTTTGGCCGACGCCTCGGGCGAACGACGGGACGGGCGCGCAGCTTCAACCGAATTTACAAGGGGGCTTGTTGTTGCGCCAGACGACGGCGCTTTGGGCGACGCCGCAAGTGCGCGAGAAGGGCGGCGGGGACTATACGGACCCGGACAAAGCGGCAGCCCGGATACAATCGGGGCACCAGGTCAATTTGCAGGATCATGTGCCGGCGCTTTGGTCGACGCCCAAAGCGACAGACGGCGACAAGGGCGGACCGAACCAGAAATACGGATCGGGGAGCATGACGCTTCCGTCTATGGTTTATTGGTCGACGCCGACAACGAACGACGCCAAAAACAACGCGGGGCCGTCACAATTCGAACGCAACAGCCAAGCGTTGAACGTTCAAGCGGCAATTATTGGGCCGATGCAGAACGGATTGTCGGGATCGACGGAAAAGCCAGGCCAGTTAAACCCGGAATTTGTCTCTTGGTTGATGGGCTACCCAACCGAGTGGGTATGTTGCGCGGCTTCGGTAACGCGATTGTCCCGCAAGCAGCGGCAGAGTTCATAGGTGCATATATGGATGTGAGGGCGGCGGCATGATGAGTGCGGCGCCCGCAATCCGGTATTTTCGCCACTTTCCCAAGTCTCAAGTGGATTGGGCCATAGGCACCGGCAAATGGGCGCGCACGGGTCGAAACAATGGGCTTTCGCACCATGAATATTGGAGCGAGTGCCTGGAATGGATAGGCGAGGGTGAGCCGGTTGACACAAAATTTTATGCTGGGACACCAAATGAACGGTGATTATCAATCTTTTCTTGCGTCCAAGCAGCCTCGTGCGGTTATGCGCGGCTTAAAGGGCGATGCGTTGTTAGCGGATCATTTGTTTCCGTTTCAGCGCGAATGCGTTGACCATAATTTGCGCGTCGGCGCGGCTGGGTTGTTTTTAGACACTGGCATGGGCAAAACCGAGATCCAGCTTGAGTATTTGTACCACGCCATGAAGGCGACTAACGGGCGCGGTTTATTGCTGACGCCGTTAGCTGTCGCGCAACAAACCAAGCGCCGGGCGGATAAGTATGGTTATGAGGCCCGCGTAATCCGCGAAATGTCAGATGTTGGACCAGGAATTAACATTTGCAATTATGACCGCTTGGATAAGATTGATCCTGATGCTTTTGGTGCCGTGTCACTTGATGAGGCGTCAATTCTTAAATCATTTACAAATAAAACCACGCGGGCGTTGATTGATGCGTTCAAGGGTCATCGGTTTAAGCTGACAGCGACCGCGACACCGGCCCCGAATGATCACATGGAAATTGGCAATTATGCTGAATTTCTTGAAATCATGGCCGCAAATGAAATGCTATCCCGGTTCTTTATCAATGACACTTCAACCGCTTCCCAAGAGTGGCGGCTTAAGGGTCATGCTGAGATTTCATTTTGGGATTGGATGGCATCTTGGTGCCGGATGGCTGAACGTCCGGCTGATCTGGGGGACATGGAAACTGACTCGCGGTTTGATCTGCCGCCGATGGAAATTATCCGGCATCAGGCGGCCCAAACCGAAATTAAAACCGATGGCAATGATCTATTTGCCCATCTGGCCCTATCAGCGACCAATCTGCATGACGTGAAACGTCAAACCGCTGCCGCTAG